CCCGCCATTACGGCTCGGAAGCGTGGCTGATCGATACAGCGCCACCCCGAGTGAAGCGCATCGTAGCCATCGCGGTTGCCCGCTTCATGGCAAACCCCACCGGCCTGTCGCAGTCACGAGCTGCCGACGAGACGTTGGCATGGCAGGACTCGATTGCCGAGCTCCACTTCACCGACATCGAAATCGAGCAGATCGGAAAGCTCGGCAAGCCCGTGCTCCCGAGGTTCGGCTCAATCCAGATGACCGCCTACCAGACCCACTATCGCCCATATGGGGACAGGGTTCCCGTTGACTACGGGGGCAAGCCGTTCCCGTACCTCACGCCTAACGAGGTGCTTTGGGATGAGTATTCAGCGTGATCGTGGAGAGGTTGCGCGAATCTACCTCACCGCCAAGGTCACGGACTCGCGAAACAATGTCATCGAAACGCCACTTGACGATTTTATTGAAGTGCGTGGCGCATTCGCCCCCGATCGTTCCGCTCGCGCGGAAGTCGTCGGACAGCAACAGGTGAACGTCTTTCGGATGCTCACCGCGTCCGACCTGTCGGGCGTCTCCCTCTGGTCTCTCGTCAAGTGGCGCAACCTCTGGTGGGATATTGTCGCCCCCCCGGGCTGGCACATTGGTGACCGGCACACGCGGCACTGGTCGATCCTCATTCGCCAGCGTCCCGATAGTGGGGGGAACCTCGCATGAGGGGCGTGGAAGTATTCAGGCGAATCGAGTCCGGTCCCTTTATGGGCCAGAAGATCGGCAAGGGCCTGTCTCGCGTCATTGAGGTGCAAGCCAAGATGACCGAAGTTTCCCTGGCAATGGCCGCCTTCGCTAAGGCGACACATCTCGACTACAACCGCACCGCGTACACGCGAAGCCGCCCCGACCACTCACGCATCAAGGTCGAAGCCGGCAGCGTGGACCGCTTCATCATTCTCGATGACACGGGCTCGGAACTTGCGGCTGCCGTTATCGAATACGGAGCCCGTGGCAGGAACCCCGGCACGCACACGCTCCAGAAGACGGTCGATGCTTTCAGAACGATGGGGTGACGGATGGATATTTCAAGCCTGAACCTACCCGCCTCTGTTGTGGCCGCCGTGGAGTTGACCCCGGTTGAGGACTTCATGCTCGCGCTGTTACGCGACCTGCACCCCGACCTGTTGTTCTTCTCGTTGATTCCGTTCGACCAGGCATCAGGCGCGCTCGCTACGGGACCGTTCGTTCTCGTTCGTCGCGAACCAAGCATGTCGTCAATGAACTTCGATGAACGGTTCATAGACCTTGCCAACGTCTCGATCCAGGTATTCGTAAAGGACCCCGAGGCAGACCTGAAGGGTGCCCTGATTTCCGAGGCTATCCGTTCCTCGCTCCATAAAGAGGTCCGGCGGCCCAAGTATTACCCCGGCCTGGGTTCGCTTTCGAGCGTCCGTCGCGCCGAGGAAGCCGTACGCAAAACGGACTGGGCGAGCGGCACCGGCCCCGTCCAGTTCGCCGACCTTCCTACCGGCCTCGTCCGTTACGAAGCTGTCTACTCCGTGCAAATCCGTCGCCCCCTCTGGGGCTAACTACTCCCTTAGGAGATTCCATATGGCTATCAAGGATGACGCCACACTTGTCATTGGCGCAGGCAACTTCTACACCGCCCCCACCGGCACCGTCGTTCCGACCGTTCTGAACGTCGCGCCCATCACCCCCTGGGATGAGGTGGGCCACACCTCGCTCGCTGACGTGTTCGCCTGGGCTGTCGATGGTGGCGAGGCCACGATCCTCGGCACCCTCCAGAACAAGCAGCTCCGCACCACGTACTCCGTCCGCACCGAGACGTTCACGGTCGTCGTACAACAGTGGGACGAGTCGGCCCTCAAGAAGTTCTTCGGCACCAACGCCACAACCGAACTGGTCGGCGTTGAGCCGAATCAGATTCAGTGGTTCCACGTTCCCGCCAGCAACGCCGCCCCGTTCGTCGGTGCGTTCCTCGGCATCTTCATCGACGGCATGAACTACTTCGGCATCTACGCCCCCAAGGCCGAGATGTTCCGTGGCGACGTGCCCGGCGTCTCGACTGACGGCCTGGCCTCCCTGCCACTGAAGATCACCCCACTGATCGACGGCGACAACGACTACGCCTACATGATTACGCCACTCGGCGCGGTCGAGGCGTAAGCCCCCCAAGAATCACCCCTCCCCGTACGTGAAGCGGACCTCCGTGCGGGGAGGGGGTTCCACCCCGAGGTTCGTATCCCGTATCAAGTCCACATCCCATCCGTACCAACCAGGAGGTCCGCACTCATGGCAACACTCACCCTTGACGACATTCGCGAGTCCGTAGAACGCGAGTTCGTCTCAACCAAGATTCAGATCGGCGAGGTCGAGGTCGTCATGACGAACCCGATCCGCATGAGCAAGGAGCAGCGCGCGAAGCTCTCCGCGAGCATGGAGGACACCGAAGAGGCCACCAAGGAAACGCTCGAAGGCCAGTTCGACAGGATGCTCGGCATCATCAAGGCTGCGGTCCCCGACAAGACGCAGGCCAACCTTCTGCTCAAGGCGATCGGCGACGACATGGCGATTGCCATGAAGGTTCTCGACGCCTACCTGAAGGAGCAGAAGCCGGGGGAAGCCTTGGGCTCGCAGGACTGATAGATGAGTATGGGGGTGCGCTTTACGCGGACCTGAAGTTCTACTACCAAGTGGACCTTCGGGATGTAGTGCGCGGAAAGCTGCACCCCCTCCTGCTCATTTCCCTGATCGAGCGTCTTCCCGCATCGAGCGCATTCGCTGCGCAGCATCAAAACAAGCAAGACTGGCACGCTTATCTCGACCTTAGTCCAGAGTATTACGTGATGGCCGGCATCTATGACGCCGTGAATACAAACACGGCGGCGACTGGCAACTTCAAGAGGCCGCCTAAGTTCAAGCCGTGGCCGATGCCACAAGAAATCATCAAAAAGTCGCAGCCGACTACGGTTGCCACTCTGTTTGCGCGCATGTCGCGCAGCTAGGGGAAAACATGGCAGGCACGATTGTCGTAGCTCGCGTAGCAGTCCGCGTCTACCCCGATACAAAGGAGTTCCGTAAGGAACTTCAGGCCGACCTCGAGAAGATGCAGGACGTAGAGGTCGAGGTTCCGGTCAAGCCGAAACTGGACAACGAGACGGCCGATAGGGTCAAGGCTGAGATTGCCGCGAAGTTCAACGAAATCACCGTCAAGATCAAGGCCGCCCTCTCGGCGGTCGATGTCGATGTCGTCAAGGCCAAACTGGACGCGGAGTTCGCTAAGGCTCGGACCGCGACCATCAAGACTACCCTCTCGGCGGTCGATCTCATCAAGGCCAAGGCCGAGATGGACGCGATGTTCGCCAAGAACCAGAAGGTCAAGATTAAGCCGGTACTCGATAAGCTCGGCGCGGCCCAGGTGGAAGCCTGGTTCATGCGGCTCTCTGGCGCCCAGATGCTTACCGATCAGATCAGGGCTGGCATCAACGCTTTCAAGGAACTGCCCGCAATGGTCCCTGGTCTCATTCTGATGGTGCCGGCTATCGCCGTCGTGACTGCGGCCATCCTCAATATGGGCGGTGCGCTCCTGTCGCTTGGGCGCGATGTCGCCAAGGCGGTACCGATTCTGCTCGCCGTTCCCGCTGTCTTCTTGGGCATGGGGCTCGGGCTGGCCACGTTGTTCGTTTCCTTCAAGAAGCTCAGCACGGTGATGCCCGAGGTCTCCAAGCAGTTCCAGGACATCAAGGATACGATGCAGGATTCCTTCTGGGGTACCGCGCTCAATCCGGTGGAGAAGGCTTTTACCACGATGCTCCCCCGGATCAATGCGGGAATGGCCGCGGTGGGTTCCTCTACCGGCCTATGGTTCGCCGACCTCATGAGCAAGTTCTCCAACACGCTTCCGTTCGAGACTTTCTTCCGTGCGGTTGCCAAGATGAACGTCGGCCTCCTCCCCTTCAATACAGCACTCACGAGCATCTTCGACACGATCTTCAAGATGTCGAGCTGGCTACTCCCATCGTTCGCTGCCGGATTGAGCAACCTCACGGCGAAGTTCGCCGAATGGTTCAAGACCGCTAACGACACGGGCAGGTTGCAGGTCATGATCGAGACCGCAGTCCAGAAGTTCAAGGACTTCTGGGTTCTCATCATTTCGGTCTACAACTGGCTGAACGCCTTGACCCGCCCGCTTGAAGCGTTGAACAAGATGACGATCGACAGCCTCGCCAAGTCCTTCCAGCGTGGCGCTGACGCCATGAACTCGGCGCTCGGACAGCTCAACATCACGAAGGTCTTCCAGTCGGCACAGGATGCAATGCACAACTTCTGGACCGAGTCTCATCAGGGTATGTCGGACTTCTTCAACGCCCTGCCTGACTTCATGATGAAGGCCCTCCCGACACTGGGAACCGCTGGCGGCAAGCTCGCCGACGCGATCTTCGGTGGACTCGCGGGAGCCATGCCTGGCATCCTCAAGTTTTTCGATGCGATTGCCGGGGCCGTTGATCTGCTCGCTCCCCAAATCAAGGAAGCCGTCAGGCAGATCGGCTACACGCTCGGCTTGGACTTGGCCGCAATGGTCACGGGGTTCGCCCCCCTCCTGAACGATCTTCTGAAGATGTTCAACTCCATGATCGGCCCGTTGGCCGATACGATTCTTCACCTTTCGCACGGACTTCAGGCACTTCTCGATCCGATCATGCCGTACGTGAACGAGATTATCTTGGCCGTAGGTACGGGCATCAACAAAATCGCCGTCATTCTCGATGACCTGATGGTATTCCTCGCTCCGTACATCGCCGAGATTGCGAAGAACCTGGTGCCCTTGATCCAGAAGGCCATCGACAACATCGTTCCGGTCATCAAGGACATGGCCAACGTTATCAAGGCGCTCATGCCGGTCATCGGCCCGATCGTCGCGCTCCTCATGGAACTCGTTGGGGACTACATCTCCACCGGCTGGACCATGATTGGTCTCTATATGAAGGAACTCCTCAACGTAATTGAGACCATCAAGTCGATGGCGACGACGCTCATGCAGGCGTTCGACCAGTTGAGCAAGGGCGATATTATTGGCGCGTTCACGACGCTGACGAATGGCATCGGTGCCGCCTGGACCACCTTCATCGAAACGACGAATGCGAACACCGCAGCCGCAGGCCAGAAGATTGTTGAAAACCTCAGCGGCCAGAACGCAACGGTTGACGGTCCCACCGTCATCGACCAGATGCTCCAGCGCACCAGCGATGGTATCAACGCCTGGGGCATCTCTATCGCGGCGAGCATCGCTGCTTTCTGGCAGGCCATTGACACTGGAATCTCCGCCGCGATGGGCCCCATGCCCGCCACGGTTTTGAGCTGGCTCATCGCTACCGGTCTCAACATTACGGGCTGGTTCCTGGATACCATCAATGGATTTGGGGTGTTCGCCCAGGCCGTAAACGGGGCGTGGAATACGCTGTGGTCTGGCGTTCTTTCCGCGACCCAAGCCTTTAGTGACATGCAGCAGGCTGCGATCAACGCCTTCTTGACTGCCGTGCTCAATGTATTCAGCATCTTTGACTGGACGCTTCAGGACGGGGTGGCTTCCTCCTGGGGCGCGATCGGCTCGATCATTTCGTGGGCGCTTAACGGCATCCAGAATAGCATCTCGTCGGGCTGGAACTTGATTCAGGACATAACCAGGACCGCTTGGAACATCCTTCCGGATGCAGTTCAGGCGGGTATCAACATGGTCCTCAACATGATCTACTGGTTCCCCGAGCAGATAATGTCCGCGATGGGCAACCTTGGTGGCTGGCTATTCAATGCCGGCTCGTCGCTCATGGCCGGCTTCTTCTCCGGGGTGGTGTCTTGGTTCAGGACTATCACTGACGCGCTCGACAACTTCACGGCGAGCCTCCCCTTCCACAAGGGGCCGATCGAGCTTGACCGTGTGCTGTTCAAGCCTGCCGGTATCGCCATCATGCAGTCCCTGCTCAACGGCTTTGAACTTGGAGCCAAGAGTATCTGGGATTACCTGGATACCTTCACGAAGGACTTGGCGGGCACGGAGTTTGCCGCCACGCTCTCCACCAACGGCAGCCTCGTCACCAACGCCATGAACGCTGCGAGTAACGCCGCAAGCGCGACGGGCGCCAACGCTAGCCCGAGCGTGCAGGTCACCAACTACTACCCGCAGGCCGAGCCCACGTCGCGCACCGTAAACCGTGCGCTTCAGCTCGCAACGCTGCTCTAAGGGGAATCGCATGACGGCACTCGATGTGTTCATTGACGGCACGCCGCTCAACACGGCGATGTCGGGTGTGGATTCCTTCAAGGGGCGGCGTGGCCTTGCAGGTCGCAGGGTGGTCAGCGTGACCGCCCCCGGTGGTCACGGGGTCATTCCCGTGACTGGCGCGTTCGAGCCCTGGCCGTTCTCTCTGGGCCTCTGGGTGAAGGGTGGGCCTGATGGTTCACCCGGAACCCTCGCGGCCCTGGAGTGGGCCATTGGTGACCTCCTAGGGGTATTCGCGAAGCCCGGACTCATGAACGTGGACTGGGTAGCCCCCGACTATTCGATTCGTCGCGGGGCTGCCCGCCTCTTGGGTTCAACCGAACCTGAGATTGACGAGCTGGAACTGCTCGCCCGCTTCACAGTGGCGTTGGAGTTGCCTCGCGTGTTCTGGCGCGGAGCTGACTTGGTGGTCAACACCTCCACCGTATTCAACGCGGCGGTTGCCATCCCCCTGCTTGGGGAGAGCACGGCTGCCGTGATGGACGCGGAGTTTGTCGTGGTAGG